CCCCTGCGCTGTTGACATCCGTGAATGTCCAGTACGGCAGAGGATTCTCTGCCGTGATCGTGTCGCCTGCTGCATCCGGAGGAATGGCGAAGTCACCGTTTGCCACGCCTGCCTGAATCTCACGCAGCGCGGCAGGACCAAAGAGCAGCGCAGTCTCGCCGTCGCTCGATGTACTAATGAGAGGCGCGCCCTTATCGGCGTTTACGCCGCCCTCAAATGCTCCGAAGCCTTCTCGGTTTGTGCCGTACTTACCCATCGTTAGTCCGCTCCAATCAATACGCCAAGGCCCTTGAGATACTGACGGCGGAAGTCTGCCTGGATCTCATACTGGACTTGGTAGGTGCCGCCACCCTCAGCGAAGCGCATTGTCACGGTGGGGATGTAGAGAATAGCGGCAGAGAGGTCAAGCGCTGGAGCGGTGAGTTTCACATACTGCCCTGGCAGCCATGCCTTCACGAGCGTGTAGGTTGCAGCTGCGGTCAGCGCGTAGCCCTGGCTGTAGCCGTACTCCCAATCTGGCGCAGAGGTCTGGCTGAGGTTCGCACCGGCAACCGTGAAGGACACGGTGCGTACTGGCTTGCCGCGCGTCACCATCGTGGCACGAGCTAGAGCACCGATGGTTGCGCCGCGATCTGCCTTGGCGACGATCTTCGGCGCGCTGAATACCTCGTGCGGCAGAGGACCATTGCGGCTTGCCAGACCAGCGCCGTTGCGGCTGTAGGTGCCTGTGTAGGTGCGGAAGTATGGGTCGTTGGTCGGAGCCGTGGGCCAAGTCTGGTTATTGTCGTAGCGCGCATAGGCTGAGTCAGCCTGCACAAAGATCCCCTTGACGATGTCCGAGTGATCGAGATTGACCGAGAGGTCGCGTGCCAGCAGGCGCGTCACGGTGGAGGCGCTGCCAGTCTGGACGCTCGCAGGATCGGTGACGATCTCGGCCGGAGCTGTGGCGTAGGTCGGCGCTGTGGTCTTTGGTCCGTAGTTCAGTCGCCCATCGGTATCAATCCAGTAGCGGTACTGAATGTCAGCGATGCCGCCTGCCGCCTCAGCGACCTGATCCAAAGCGCTCTGTAGCGTAGATGCCTTGAAGGTCTGCTTGCCAATGGTCTGCGCGGAGCCTGTGTAGATGGCGCGCGTGGAGCCGCTGATCACGGCGGTGTTCAGGATCTGGCGCGTGGTCGAGTCATTGACCAGCGTATGCACGCGAGCCAGCAATCCGTTGATGATGTCGCGGTCGGTCGATGTAGACGAGCCAAGCGTGAACGAGTCCACAAAGGAGGTGGCTCGGATGCCTGTGGTGCCGTTGCGAATGATGGTCTTTTGCAGCCAGCCGTCTGCATCGTCAACGCTAACGGTTGCACGCGAGCCAAGGCCGTTCTCCAACATCCGCGCATCAATGCCGGTCACATAGCCAAGGAAGATTGGTGACGAGACGCTGTAGCGGCTGTCAAAGAACTGAACGCGCGCATTGTCGTGGACTGCGCCAGAGCGCCACCACGGTCCTGCCACTGGAGTCTTGGTCTCAATCACATCAAAGGTCATTGAGCCACCGTTGCCGTCGCCTGAGAGCGTCAGCGAGAGACTGCCGAGATCGACATACGGCGTGGTCAGCGCGCTCGGAGCTGGGAGGTCCAGTAGGTTCGCGCCGCTGTCAACGCCAGCCACGATCAGGCTGAATGGGTTTGCCATTTAGCGACCGCGCTTGAAGGTGCCTGTTCGGTTGATCGAGTCAGTCACGACGGTGTCAACCTTGCCTGTGCCGATAAAGATGTTGTTGGTTGTTGCGCCGCCTCCCATTGGTGGAACAAAGGTTCCAGAGGTGACTGCGTTGGCAAGGTACGGCGAGTATCCGGCAGAGGTCGTACCTGCTGCACCCAGGTTTGCCTGCGTGGAGAAGAGTGTCCGTAGTGCGAACACGATTGCATCAATGGTGACCTTCAGCGCTTCCAAAAAGATCTTCAGCGGCGTGAGCGTGATGACCAGTAGGTTGACATCGCCTGCTTCACCGAACACCTCGAATAAATCTTTGACAGATTCCATCAATGGAAGGACACCGTTATCAACAATGTCTGTAAGGATTGGTCCAGCCATATCAAGAAGCGAGTTAAACGCAGGCACAACATTCTGCATAATGAATTCAACTAGTTTGTTTAGGCTTGGAATCAACTTCTGTCCTAGTTCGATTGACATTGCATCAAAGTTGTTGCCGAGAATACCTAGCTGGTATGCCAGACCCTGCTTCTGGTAAGAGAGCGCTGTGTCGGTGGCACCAGCAGAGTTCTTCATTAGTTCCAGTTCTTCATTGAACTGTGCGCCGCCGTTCTTGGCAAGAACGAATGCGCCTCGAATCGCTCGCGCGTCTCCCAGGAGCTCAGCAATTGCTTCGTTGCTGCCGCCAGTCTTCTCGATCAGATCGGCCATAAAGCCGTTGAGGCCCTTGGTTCGCAGACCAGTCGCGGTGAAATCAATGCCAAGTTGCTTGGCAAGTTCAGTTGCCTGTCCAGTAGGAGAAAGAACGGCTTGCATAATCGCGTTCAACTGCGTGGTGGCGTTCTCCGCATCAATACCGTTCTTGGTCAGTACCGCCAATCCTGCTGCAACATCCTCAAGGCTGACACCAAGAGGTGCCGATAGGGCCGTGACCTTACCAATGTTTTCTGCGAGTTCTGGGAAGGTGATCACACCTCGATCAACGGTCTTGAAGAGAATGTCCGAGACGCGCTGCGCCTCATCCGCACTGAAGGAGTAGGCGTTGAGTACGGCCGTGATTCCTGCGGCGGACTCTGAGGTTTGCGCGAGACCGGCAGACGCAGCCTTTGCGGCGGCATCAAGTACCTTGAGACCTTCTGCACCTGCGAAACCGCTGGATGCGATGTCATACAAACCTTGTGCAAGTGTCTCGCCACTTTGCGGAAGGGTCTTGCTTAGTTCAAGAACGGACTTCTGAAGGTCTGCAAATGCTGCTGGCGTTAGCTTGGCAATGCTGTTGACATTGAGCATCGCCGTCTCAAAGGCTGCCGCCTTCCTTACCGCATCAATGGCAAAGGCTGCAAATGCCGCCGTGATTGCTGCGGCGCCAACCGCGATGCCCTTGAAGGCGGTAATGCTAGTCCTCTTGAGATTGCCCATAGAGGTGCCGATCTTGCCGAGCGGCCCTGTGGCTTGATCCTTCGCCTTGACTACGAAGTTAGCGGTCTGGTTTGCAGCCATCAGCGTTGATTACCCCTTCTAAACTTTAGGATGGTGTTGCGGAATGGCTCGCTGTTCAAAAACGCGGCTACCGTCTTACCGTATGACTCTACCGCTCGATTGATGTTTGCGCGCTGCTTCACCACTTGATCAACGAATGGTCGCGGCCTCACTCCCTTGACGGTGAATGTTCCGTTCGGCGTAGTGCGGCGCTGACCTTGCCCACCCACAACCAGCCAGCCGTAGAACACGCCCTTACGACCACCCTTGATACCAACCACCGCAGCAGGCTTGTTGTATCGCGCTCCGCGTGCCAGCACCTTCTTGCGAAGGTTGCCGGTCTCGCCACGCGGTGCCTTGTCGCGCATTGGCTTCTGGAGTGTGCGCGCGGCGTTGAGTGTGGCGAAGGTCATCAAGCGCTTGAACGCGCTTGGGTTAGAACCCTTTAGGAAGCCGAGCCGCAGCTGGTCGTAGTTCCTATCGAACTGACCTTCTACGACAATCGCGGCTGGCATCTACTTCCCTTTCGGCTGCATCTCTGCGTGGATCATCCACGCCAGCAGCACCTGGTCAAGCGGTAGGCTCGCCACCTCTTCTGGCCACATCCCAAACTTCTCGCCAAGGATGTGGAACATAATCTCAGGCGGTGGGGATAGAGACTGCCCTATCGCCAGCCGCCTGGCAGCGAGCCTTACTTGGGGTCTGGCTGGTTCGCCTTGCCCCACGCCTCAAGCGTCTGTGAAAGTGCGTCTACCGGTGCGTCCAGCACATCCTCACAAGGCTTGCCATCAAGCCCCTTGAAGTTATGCGTGACCACCAACTTGGCAAACGCAGCGAGCGCGCGTGGTGCGTCTCCAGAATCCAAGTCGAGCAGGATGCGCGCCGAGACTGCCTTACGCAGCTCGGCCGTCCACCCAGCGTACTTGCCCTCCAGCGTGATCTTTACCGTGTCCATATTAACCCTCCTACTAGCGCACTAGGCGCTGCTCTTTACGGCGCTGTTGCCAGCGGCGAATCCACCACGATCTCAAGCGACTTGCCTGAGGTCGTATCAAACGCCAGTCGGCAGGTCACTTCATTGACCACAACGCCTTCGTTATCCGCCGAGAGCGGAACAACATTCTCGATCTCCCACGAGCCGAGAATCCACACGCCGAAGTTATCGGCAGTCGTGCCGTACAGGCGCAGATACTTCTGCGTGGCGATGTCGGTGATTGGGAAGCTCGTCGTGGCTGCTGAGTTGCTCGCTACCGTGAAGGTCAGGGTTGCATCCAGCACACCGGTCAGGGCTGCCGTCGCGGCCGAGAGGCTGCCGTCAAGGGCGGTGATCATTCCAACGCCAGTCTGGATGGACAGGTTGAAGTTGTAGATCGAAGCGTAGTCGGTCGCCCCTGTGCCGCTCTTGTCTGGGAAGTTGGTGTCGGTGCTCAACTTCATCAAGCGACCAGGCAGGAATGGATTTGCAGGGATCGCATTAGGGAAGGCAAGCACTGAGCTGGAGACCGTGGTCGCCGCAAAGGTTGCACCCATCTGAAGCAAGCCTGCTGCATCTGCCGAGAAGGTGATCTCGGTTGGCGCTGCGTCTCGAACGAGATACTTCTGCACGCCGTCAGTCACAAGGAACGAGTAGAAGACGAGCGTGTCGACATCGGTCTGCGTTGGCGACCAAGTCCACGAGTACGGCGAAGCCGTGCCTGAGGTGCTCGCGCCGATTGCGTCAAGTACGAGTGGCAGGGTGCGGAGCGATGCAGGACCCTCAGCAATGGTGAGGACTGGTGCGCGTCCGGTGATGACTGGCTGGCTCGCCTGGATCGCGGTGCGGCGACCAACTGATACCGTTTCGCCCATATCGACGGTCACGCCAAGATCAAGCGATCCGACAGTCTCGTTGAAAAGAATCTCGCCGGTCGTTGTACCCATGGCGGCGGCCGTGCCGAAGCCAGATTGCGACGCAGTAGCGATTCGCGTCAGAGCCTTTGCGCCGTATGTTGCCATCTCTCGATCTCCTTGCTTTACGCGGTGAACGCCACGGTGTCATAGACCGTGACTTCCGCAGTTGCTTCTACGGTCAGGTATTCCTGATCGGCGTATGTATCTGTGCCGAGTGTAGTAGCAGTGACTGCTACCTGAACGGCATTTCCACTAATCGTCACAGCGCCATCAAACGCTGTGCGGAGCCACGCTCGCCAAGTATAGAGATCGCGGTACTTGTCCTCCATCCGTGGGATTGGAAGCAGGTACAGGCGGATCGCAACAGTCAGCACCGTGGTGCGGTTGCCATTGCCAATGCTGATTGAGTCATCGCCAGGGAAGAGCACGACGGCTGGCACAACCGGCAGCGACTCTGGCGGTGTTGCCCACGCGTTGCGGAGTGCGTAGCCGGTAGGCGGAGTGACCGCCTCTAGTCGAGTTGCAATGGCATCAAGGATGGTGAGGTCGGTCATCGCGCCAAGCCGTTGCGCTTGCGGTACGGCTCAAGGATGAGTGCAGCCTCTGGGTGCAGGGCGCGGCTCATGCGAAGGATGCCGCCAAGGTCAGCCGATCCGATCACACCGAATGGCGCGGTGCGGCTGTTCCAGACAGCGCCAGCCTGAATGATTTCCGCTTGCTTCACAGCAGCTGGCACACTGGGAAAGCCGAATACGCCGACCACGCGGACCCCAAGGTAGACATCCTTAGGGAAGTTGCGCGGCCATGTGACGCTCGTGTCGATCTCGGTGTATGGGAATCCATCCAGCGCAGCATTGCGCGGAGCCAGCACATAGTCGGTGCCAGCCGTCCAAGTCGTCTCGTAGGTTCCGTTCGCGTCATCGTCTGTCTGGAGCGTCGTGATGCTGACGAGATCATCAGTCAACACATACTCG